CTCCGATGGTCAAGGTCTGGGTCGTATCACCGCAGCATCCAACCGTTACTACAGAAGAGTACGTGTTCTGAACTTGATGTGATATTTGCCCATGGGCATTCACATTTTTCAGAGGGTCCTTCGGGACCCTCTTTTTTTATCTAAATAATAATAAAAATGCCATATCACGTCCAAAAACCAAGTTCTATTGCATTGGTAGATCCATCCAAAACAGTGGCATATTATATCGGTGATAATAGATGGTCATTTCTTTATACTGATAGACAAGTATTTTCTACTGAAGAAGAAGCACAAAATTCAGTTTCGATAAAGAATGTAGTCGTTGTAAGTGAGTAATAACCATGGCATCCGCATTCAATAAACAGATTGGAAATAGAAATTTTTTATCACCTGTTGGTTTTAAGTTTAGTTTAGCAAAAGAACCAAAGGTTGATTTTTTCTCAAACTCTGCTAGGATTCCAGAGATTAGTCTGGGAACAGCAACTCAACCATCATATCTGAAGGATGTTGATATTCCTGGAGATAAGTTATCTTATGGGGATTTTTCTTTAAGGTTCATGGTTGATGAAGGTCTTGTCAACTACATGAAAATCCATAACTGGATGACTGGACTTGGATATCCAGATTCGACACAAAGTTTTAAGGATTTAACAACTAATGATAATTCTCAAAGAGATTTGAATGAGCAGTTCAGTGACGGTAGTCTGCATATTTTGAATAGCAATTTCAGAGATGTTGCTATTGTAAAATTTAGAGATCTATTTCCAGTCTATCTAACTTCTCTTGAGTTTGAAGCATCTGATACGGATATACAGTACTTTACAGCAGAGGTCACTTTCAAGTATACTCTGTATGATATAGTAGGACCTGACGGCAGAACTCCCTTATGAATCTTGATCAAATTCAGGAGATGTGGGAAAGAGATTCCCAGATCGATCCTGATAATCTACATGATGAATCATTAAAAATACCACAACTTCATTCCAAGTATTATACAGTCTATAATACGATTACTCTTTTGCGAGAAAAAGCAAAGGAAACTTATAATCGTGTTCGATTGGAAAGATATAACTACTACACCGGAAAGGCGGATCCAGAGGTTTATGCCGAGGAACCATTTCCATATAAGGTTAGGGATAAAGAGGCATTACAGAGGCATATGGATGCCGATGATAAGTTGAATAAAGTTGATCTCAAGATTCGTTATTATGATGTCCAACTTAAGTTCTTAGAGGAAATTATCAAAAACATTTCCAACAGAACTTTTCAAATCAAGAATGCCATAGAGTGGCATCGTTTCCAAGCAGGATTTAACTAATGGATGAAGAGAATCTTTACGAACAGGATTTCAATCCAGATTTACCTTTTGTCTCAATGGACATGGGAATTGATGATGTGAGACAGATTCACGAATCGATAAGTCTTCATCTTCAAAACTGGGTATCATGTCCAGAGAAAAAAGAAAGATTGGAAAGTTTAAAAGACTTTTTTGAAAGGCTAATGCTTGAATATACGTTTAAGATGGGAGAATAAATATCCATAGATGATCCTTATGGATAATGTCTCATTTGATTATATCAAAAAAGAACGAAGTATATCTTCAAGTAAAAGCAGAACCTCATGTTTACTATGAACTAGCAGATCAGTTCACGTTTGAGGTTCCTGGCGCAAAGTTTATGCCCCAATACCGTAATAAGTATTGGGACGGAAAAATTCGTTTATTTAATACCCAGACTGGTGAGATATATGTCGGGTTATTAGATAAACTCACAAAGTTTTGTGATGACCATGAATATACCTACGAGTTTGTAAACAATAAATTTTATGGTCTCCCATTTGAGACCAACGATATGATCTGCAAAGAAGGTGTCAAAGATTATATGACATCTGTATCTAAGTACGTTCCACGGGATTACCAAGTAGAGGGAGTATACGACGCCCTAAAACATAATAGAAGGTTGTTGATATCCCCAACTGCCTCTGGAAAGTCTCTGATGATATACTCTGTTGTGAGATATCACGTTGAGAAGCAACGAAATATTCTGATAGTCGTTCCGACGACTTCCCTAGTAGAACAGATGTATAAAGACTTTGCAGACTATGGTTGGGACGTAGGTTCATTTTGCCACAAGATTTATGCGGGACGTGAAAGAGAGACCGATTCTCAGGTGATTATCACCACCTGGCAGTCCATCTACAAACTACCCCGCAAATATTTTTCAAGATTCAATGTGGTTGTTGGAGATGAAGCACACCAGTTCAAATCTAAGTCATTAATATCTATAATGACAAAACTTGCTGATGCAAAGTATCGTTATGGTTTTACGGGAACACTAGATGGCACACAAACTCATAAGTGGGTACTAGAGGGTCTCTTTGGACCATCTTATAAGATTATTCGCACAGAGGAGTTAATGTCAAAGGGACACGTTGCCAAACTAGACATTAATGTACTTCTACTGAAGCACCCAGCACATAAGTTTGAAAACTTTGAAGAAGAAGTTCAGTATATTATTAATCATGAACGTCGAAATAAGTTTATCAGAAATCTTGCTTTAGATCTCAAAGGAAATACCTTGATTCTTTTTTCAAGAGTCGAAGGGCACGGACAACCACTTTATGAAATGATAAATACGAATAGGGTGGATGATCGTCATGTATTTTTTGTTCATGGTGGTGTAGCAACAGAGGATCGAGAAAAAGTAAGAGAGATTACCGAAAAAGAAAACAACGCAATTATTGTTGCTTCATACGGAACGTTCAGTACAGGCATTAACATTAAAAACTTACACAATGTTATTTTTGCTTCTCCTTCTAAATCCAGAATACGTAACTTGCAATCAATTGGTAGAGTCCTCAGAAAAGGTAATAACAAGACAAAAGCAACTTTATATGATATCGCTGACGATATATCCTACAAATCCAGGAGAAATTATACACTTAATCATCTGATAGAAAGAATAAAAGTTTATAACGAAGAAAACTTTAACTACGATATAGTAAACATACCGCTTAAAAACTAATGGGAGATGAATTCTACGCAATCATAAAACTAGTATCAGGTGAAGAAATATTGTCACTTGTTTCCATTGATGAAAATAATGGAGATCCTTTGGTTGTGATGCAAAATCCAATCACAATGAAAGTTCTTCATTCTCATCATGGAATGCACATTAAAGTAAAGTCATGGATAGAAATGTCATCCGATGATTTCTTTATTGTAAAACCTGATAAGATGATTACAATGACAGAAACTAAAGATGAAAAATTGATTGAGATATATAATAACTATGTTGAAGATGAAGATCTCATGGATGCCTTTCAAAGTCCTACGATATCTGAAAATCAAAACACATCAGGAAAGGTTAAACCATCACAAAAGATGGGATACATTGCAACTGTAGAAGAAGCAAGAAAAAGACTAGAAGATATATTTAAACTAGAAGATCCTAAAGAAAGCTAAAGCCTCATCTTCAAACCTAACAAAGGTATTCTACTTATTTTTTACTACCTTGTCAAGCCCTTTAAGTTGTGTTATAATAAAAACAACTTATATTATACGAGTCCAATGTTATGCCTAAGAAGAAGACGGAACATTATGTAAACAACAAAGAATTGTTAGAGGCAATGATTAACTACCGTATACGGGTAGAAAAATCATACTTAAAGACTTTCAATAAAGATCTTACTGAGCAACCAAAACAAGAAAGAGGAAAACAGTGGGAAGGTAAACCTCCTATTCCGAACTATCTTGGTGAGTGTTTCTTGAAGATTGCAACACACCTCTCATACAAACCAAACTTTGTGAACTACATGTTCCGTGAGGATATGATTTCTGATGGCATTGAGAACTGCGTTCAATATATTCATAACTTTGATCCAGAAAAGTCTAAGAATCCTTTTGCTTACTTTACTCAGATCATCCATTACGCTTTCCTGAGACGTATTCAGAAAGAGAAAAAGCAGTTGGACATCAAGACCAAGATAATTGAGCGAACTGGATTTGATGAGGTTATGATGGTTGACGACAGCTTGCTTTCTGGCAGCAGTTCGGACTATAACACAATTAAAGATAATATTACCTATAAAAACCGCTGATAAATAATGATGCTTATGTGTGTCGCAACCCTAAGCAAAAGGGGGAGAAATCCCCCCTTCTCATATAAATAAAAGTGCGACACAACATAAAGCAGATGACTAAAAAAGTTATTCCTTGGAATAAGGGACTTAAAGGAGTTCAGAAACATTCCGAAGAAACTAAAAAGAGAATGTCTGAAACTCGTAAGGGTAAAGGATATGGAGTTTCAGGCAAACCTCCTTGGAATAAAGGTCTAAAAACCGGACCTAGAAGTGAAGAAACTAAGAGAAAAATGTCTGAAACACTCCTCTCAAAAAGAGGACATGATATTTCTGAATGGAAAAGGTATAGGGGGAGATGTTCCTACTTGACGGAATTGGTATATGCAGAGTATAATCATATGATAAATCCAAACAACTACCGACGCACCAAATCTGGTGTATATGGTGGATATCAAATCGACCATATACAGTCTGTAAAAGAATGTTTTGATTTGGGATTATCACCCGAACACTGTTGTAGAGTAGAAAACTTACAAATGCTTCCTTGGAAAGAAAATCGTTTAAAAGGTTAATATGCTCGTTGCAATTCTTACGGACACCCACATAGGGGCAAGAAAAACCTCTCAATATCTTCATGATTATTTTGAGAAGTTTTATAATGAGGTATTTTTTCCTACCCTTGATAAACATAATGTAAAAACAATCATTCATATGGGAGATTGTTTTGATAATAGAAAATCTATTGACTATAAAGCGATAGAATGGGGAAAAAGGGTTATATTTGATCCTGCTGCTGAGAGAGGAATAGACTTTCATATCATCACAGGAAATCATG